ACAAACGAACCTGCATGTTGTGAAGCATCACCGAAACTAAACACAAGGTTAGTACCTTCTGTTCTTACTGTAAATACAGTTTCTTCTGCGTGTGCCATGCTCTGAAACTTCATTCTTTGAATTGAAGCCATGCTTGGTTCTACAACAACGTCCCACGATGCACCTTTAAACTTTACAGTTTTAAGTTTCTCATCAATGATTTGTTTATTCATAAACCTATAATCATTTTCAAAGTCACCTGCTTCGTTCTCAAAGTGAATATGAGTTGGAACAGTTTCACCATTGCGTTCTGCTTGTTCAACACTAACTTTTGCGTTAGTTTGATACTCAGGACACTTAAGGTGTAATGCTAATTTGTCTAAGTTAGGCATACCAAATGTACCAGCAAATTCTGCCACTGGGTTTTTAGTCTGCGAACTTAAAATTACAGATCTATCTTCTGCCATCGATTCAATAGTAGTATCTGCTTCGCTCGTTACTTTTACAATGTTAAGAAATCCTAACGAATGTGTATGAGCAACGATATCTTGTAAAATGTCTTTCATGTTTTTTAGTCTCCTATTTTAACTATTATACTTACAAAATTATGATTTGTCAAGTGCTTTTTCCTGGCTGACGAATTCTAATGCATCAATTTTTGATTTCCAACCAATTGATGATAAATGACTAATGTCTGCGACATTGTCTTTACGTTCATGCTCGTCACCGTTTCTTTCTTCATAATTTTCTAAGCCTACTGCTTTGCAGTAATCCGATAAAGGTCTTGACGTACCCGTTCCTACATCAATTACTCCTGTTAAATCACTTTCTAACAATTGAGTAACTGCTCTACACACATCAGATATATGTATAAAATCTCTTTTATGATCTACATTAATAAATGTAACTTCATTGTTTAATAATTTTGGTACAAACATATAGTCTCTACCTGCTCCACCAATTACAGTTGTAAATCTCATACCTAAACTATCCTCAGGTGCAATACGTTCTACAACATATTTTGACATTGCATATGGATTTCTTTGTGGCTCTTTTGCAGTGCTTGAACTTGCATATAAGATCCTTGCATTTGGAAATGCTTTAAACAATCTATTTGATGCAACAACATTATTATCAAAATATTCTTGCGGAACTTCAAGGCTTTTTCTTACACCACTCATTGCCGCTAAATGAACTACTGCATCTACTTGATAATTTAACTCACAGTCAAGTAAGTCATTGCCAGACTTAATGTCAATTGGTATTACGGTATGCATACCTGCCCAATACTTCTTAAGTACTGAACCTATCATTCCGTCACTACCTGTTAGTAATATTCTCATTATGTTATTTCCTCCTCGATGTATCTTTTTAATTCATGGTCTTGTACATCGTTTGGTATATTATTTTTATAAAAGATCTGATAACTATCCGAACCATACTTGCCTACGCCATATAGTTTAGTAGCATCTTCTCCGTCCCAATTTAAAAAGTCTTTTGACATTTGTCTAATTGTGTTTTCACGTCTATTATAAAAGCCTAAACTCTTAATAACTTCTATTACAGTTTTCCTATCGCTTTTTAAATACTTTTGTGGAGTAGGCCATTTGTCAAAGAACTCTGGTAATACTCTTTTAACCTGTACCCTACCTGTTTGATTCAAACAAATAACACCTACAAAGTGTTGCCATAAGTTAGCAACCTGTTGTTGTACCATTAAATCAGGATCCATTATTTTCATTTATTCTTCCTCATAAAAAAATACATCATAACCTTTGCCACGTGTGTCGCCACCGCCGTTATCAAGTTCATGTTCTCCATATGTTACACGTTCTAATATTTCTTCGTCATTGGGCATTGTGCTTGAATAAAACTTAAACTTATTAATATCAAACTTTTCGCCTCTCAAATGTAACATACCATCATAGAACGTACCTTTCTCATGACTAATCATTTGTGCATAATGTCCTTTAGGAATACTATATCCTTTGTCATCAATATCATGTTCGCAAGTTACATTTTCAAAGAAATCGTAAAACTCTCCGTCATAGTGTTCTTTTATAGTTTGTGCAGAATAACCTTCGCCTGATACTTCTTCAATCATTAATTTACAATTACCAATGCTACCACCATACCAATGACTTTGTTCATTAGGTGGTTCATGCCATTCACTATGCCCTTCACTATCTTGATCCCAAAGAAAGTCTGCTTCTTGAGGCATATCATGTTGCTGTCTAAATTCTTCAGCACCACTCATATATTCTGAGGCATAGATATCGTTTTCATTCTCATTTGCTTTCCACCAATCATGACACTTTTTTGTTATAGGACACCATGACATTTCTGCACCATATCCATAAAGCGATACACGAAAGTACCTATCAGGATTTTTAATATTCTCAATAAGTTCTTGTTTTTCTTCTGTAGTAGCCATTACCTTGCTTTCGTAATATTAAAATGCTTGTAAGTTTGTTGTACACACTTTGCTTGATAATAACAGTCAGCAAGTGCATTGTGCAATTCTTCTTGTATTGCTTTACGTGGATCACTTGGCATAAGTGCAAACAATGTTCTGCTATCTCTAATTTGCCAATAGTTCCATGGAGTAGGCTTACCAATATTTTTATACAAGTTTTGTAGTATTGCATAATCAAATAAAGGACCTTGACACCATAAGTAATCAAGTCCTACACACCATTTGTTTAATTGCTTTGTTAGTGTGTCCATGTTTACTCTTTCATGGTCACCAAATGCTTCATCACGTATTTCAGGCTTTTGTTTGCCCCACCATTCAAGTGTATTGTCATCTATTGTACGTCCATACTTTTCACTTTGTTCTTCTATGTCAAGTCTTAGATACAAAGGTTGATGTGGCTCTGCATTAGTTGTAGGATCAAACTTAACTGCGCCAAGTGTTATGATTACACTATCTGGTTCTACACCAAGTGTTTCTAAATCTATCATTCCATGTGTTGCCATTATTCTTCACCTCCAAAGTCAAACAAGTTGTTAAATGTATTCTTTTGTTTTGTACTTTCTAAGTCATAGTTTAGCGGACCAATCAAGTTACCCAACTTGTTATCAATGATTGTTTCTTCCATAGCATCACCATCGAATGGTAGTTCCTTAAACCATTCTGGCAAGTGTAATTCATCTACAGGATATGCTACACTTGTATAACCCATTGGATTCTGTTTTAGTTTACAAACAATAACTTTCATACCATCTACAATCTCTTGACTGTATTTGTCACTGTTCATACGTTTTAATGTGTTCCAGTTAATACTTGCTCGAACGTGTCCGGGCATATTTGCTTTGCCTTGTTTCTGTTCAAGTTTCTGATAATGTCCAATCTTGTTTGCACGTTTCGGACTACCTTTTTCATGTCCTGGACGACTCTTAAAGTCTGTTCTAAATTCTGCAATGCTGTCAAGTATTTCATCTTCTGTGCCTTTTTGTAATACTTTAAGCAGTACTTCGCTCAAGAAGTCTTGCATAAACACAGGAGTATCAGAACGTTTTAGATCAAGACCCATTGCTTTTACTTTGCCTGGCTTACCATCTACATCACGTCTTGTACCTTCATCATCATACACAAGAATTGCATAACGTTTCTTTGTAATAAACAATCCGCTTTCGCCAACAATCTCTCTACCTGCCGCGATAACATCTGATCTGCTCTTTGGACAATGGAAAGTATCTAACATAAACTTACCAAATGATTTGTTTGCTTCATCACAAACTTGTTCATATAGTTGTACTACACTTTCTTTAGTCCAAGGAATACTACCTTTATCTATTTCGTCTTTTAGTATTGGATATGCACTAAAGTACACAGAGTCTGTGTCTCCGTAAATTATACTCTTACCTACGTAATTGTATTCACCTGTAATAACTTTGTTTACTTCTGCACTCATGTGTTTAACAATTTGTCTACCTGTTAGTGTTGTACTTTGACCAATACGTCCATCAAAGAATCTACAACCAGGATTAAGAATAGCACCATATAAACTATTTAGGTTAATCTTCTTAACAAGTTGTCTTTTATCCCAAAATTCTATTTCTGCTTTGTTCTCTGCGGCCAATGCCTTTTTCTTCATAGCCTGCATTTCTTTACGTTCACTGTACCAACGTTTAAGTAGTCCAGGAATAACACCTTCAAACTCTGTTGTAAAGATTGTACCGTTAGCACTGATCATCCACGGCTTGTTGCTATTAAAGATAACTTCATGTATTTGTGCACCACTCATTACGTCTGACTCGCCATTCTCCCAGTCAACTGTAATGCTGATGTCTCTACGTTTTTCCATGACAGCATCAAACTCGATAGTACCGAATCTACCTTCCCATGCCGCGGCAAAACTCTTTTTCTTTAGACCCATTTGTTCACCAACATATTTGTTAGTGTGTTCTGGACGAAGTTGTCCTATAACAGTTGCTGGATCCATATTCAAACTTCTAATAACAGATGGATACAGTGAATTCAAGTCCATTGATCCAATCCATTCATGTACGCCTACCTTAGGATATGCAACATAGGCACCCGCCGCTGGCTCTGAGCCTGGCTCACGTTTTATTCTATTAGGAACTTGTTGTCCACGTCTGTGTGCTTCATTAATAATTGCTTGTTCTGTAACTGCGACAGCACCCATAGTGGTCTGTAGCAAAACAGTATTTGCATGAGCAAGTTCGTTACTAAGATCAATAAACCTTAGTTTTTTGTCCAACTTGTCCAGTAGTGCAACGTCTTGTCTGTTGTACTCAATGAACGTTCTGAAGTCATTGTTATAAAGGGCATCGAGTGTACCTTCGTACACAGTTTTCGTTTCGCCAACTTCCATTTCACCAATGGCATCAAGTCTGTAAGTGTGTCTTTCTTCATACGTATATTTACGATATAATTCCAAACTATCTAAATGCACTCTACCTATTAGGTCATAGGTTTCTTGTTGTCTACCAAACTTTTCATATTCTCTTTTCTTAGGAAACTGATCAAACAAACAAAAACGTCTTGTGTCATCTTTGCTTAATACTTTTGCTACACGGTTAACAGTATATGGAATATCATAACCTTCACTGTTCCAACCTGTAATAATATCACTGTCTTGTATTAGATCAAGGAATGTTTTTAACATATCTCTTTCATCTGCAAACAAGTGTGTGTTAGGGAATTCTTTACATTGCTCTTGTGCTTCTTCCATTGTAAGTGTCTTAGGCGGTACTGCAAGTGTTACAAGTGTATCAAGCCACTGTAGGTGTACGGAAATAGCAGTAATAGGCATAAACGGATCACTTGGATCAGCGAAGCCTCGCTCTGGATCATAGTCTGTCTCAATATCAAAAAATGCTACGTTTAGTTTAGGAGCATCTTGATTAAGATAGTTTTCACTTAAACATTGAAAGATAGGATTAATATCGCTTTCAAACAATTTCTTGTTTTTATTAATTGCTTGTTCTTTACGAAAGTCTTTTGTATTCTTGGATACAATTCTACTTAATGGATCACCGTAAATACTTCTGTACTTACCTCGTTGATCTTCATAATAGAAAGTATATTTTACAGGGTATTCAGCAAACTGACGTTTGCCGTCTTTTCGTTCTACAACACGAATAATATCTGCGTTGCGATCAAAGTGTGCGTCTACATAACTCATTCATTCTCCTCTTGTCCTTTGCGGCGGACATATACCAATTGTTTCGTTTATTGGCCGAAAAAACCATCTTGTATAAGACCTGCAATATATATTATTGTAAGTCCTGCGTTTAAAATAATCAACGACTTTTCTTTCCAAAGTACTCCAACAAGTACCCAAATACTATTTGCAATAGTAAATGCGTAACTATACCAAGGATACATATTGAAAGCGGCCATTGTTGCGGCTATCAATAATACTGTTGTCCCTGTCCATGCTAACCATTGATATGGTTTAACCTGTATATCGTTTGTTTCTAAAGTACTCATCTGCGTTTTGTGCCTTGTCATCTATCCAAATATCGTAGTGTGGTTTGTGAAATCTAACACTTGTATATTCTACTCCCCACTCTTCTAATTGCCTAACTGTAAACTGTGACCAATCTTTGTGCGAGTTTGCACCCCGAGCAGTCCAATAGTGTACCTCATTGCCTTGTGCCAAAAGTTCATTAAAATACTTAATTCGCTCTTTATTGGGAACACTATTTTCATAATTACTGTTAACAGTATAACATATAGTCCCGTCGATGTCAACCATATATTTCAATATTTTGACTCCTTAGGTTCTTCAAAAAAGTGTTTGTCACCCATTGCTTCTCGTATCTTTCTGAATATCATATTATGCGGATATGTTTTGTAATAATCCGTTTGGTATAGTTTTTCGCTTGCCTTTTTAGTTTCTGTAATCTTTTGTATAATGAATAGCCTAATTGTTGGATCGTTTAGTTCATTTTTATAATGATCATAATTATATTCAATAAACAACAAATCCCTGTCTACAAAGTATTGTGTTTTACACAAACCAATTAAATCTTGTCCTTCATTTCTATCTTGAACTCCATGCAATACAATTAACAATCCGTGTAAGTTATCTTCATAAGGAAAGTTAATCATGTGCTTCATGATATCCATATATTGGTCTGTGTGAATTACTGGTACTTTCGAACTGTATGCCCAAGGACATCTTGCCACTGAGCCATCTGTTGGTTGAGATAATTCTTTAAGGTGTATCTCTAACCAATCATCAATTCGTTTTTTATCTTCTTCTAATACCATTAGTACCAACCTGCGGCTACTCCGTATCCAAATATATTAACGCATACGAACCAACCTGTTATTAACATTACCCAAGCGGCACCTCTACGATAAGATGCATAGCATTGTGTTGTACTACCAACAAAAAATGCAGGATAAACTAATAACATATTAGGTTCTTTGGCTGTTATTGCCAGCGTCATACTTGCGCCGACTGTAAAAATAAAACTGACAAGTTCGAATGAAAATGCAATCTTATCTGATTTGTAACTGTTAATCCAAAAGTCTTTTATCTTTTGCATTACTTGTCTTTGCCGACTGTGACAACAAGTGTTTCAAGATCATCAAATTCATCAGCAACTTTATGCCAATCTTGTTTGTGTGCAATCTTAATTGCCTTGTTGATCAATGCAGGCTTAATGTCTAATTCTTGAGCAACTGCTTTTACAGTTTCTCTTAGACCTTCTTGCAAGTCTTCGACTTCTCTAAGAACAGTAGCACCTTCATTTACCAATCTTTCAAGTTTGGCTTTTTCGTCACCACCATAAGTTCTGTCTGACATAAATCATCTCCTAAGTTTAAATTATGTTTTATATTATATATTCGTTAGATACAGAAGTCAACTGTTAATGTGACTACGTGTCCAAAGTTTCGTCTTTTGATTTGTATGCCCAATCGTCAGTGTGTCCTACTGACCATTTTGGTGTGTTTTCAACTGTGTAGTTTTGAGTACATACTTTGAAGTCTGGTGTTAGTCTGTTTGGATTTACAAGGCTTTGGTCTGTGAATACAGTTCTATTATTTGGTTGTGCGGCAAACTGTCCGTTGTCTAATTTAATAACATTAAACGTCTTATGCTCTGGATCGTGTTCGCTAAAATTAATATCAAGTGTTGAGTGTTGTGCATGACACGTATCAAGTGTAAACATATATTCGCCTTTGTGCATCTTTCTGTCCTTGCCAAAAAACTCACAATCGCATAGTAAAGGTTTTTTAATTAGTGTAATGTCGTAATCAAAACAATCCCATATTTGTAATGTGTCTAAAGGAAGTTGATCTTCTGGATTGAAATCTTCTTTCCATACAAATGCTGAGATAGGAAGTTTGTCATACAATGCTCCATACTCTGTTAGCAGTGTTTCAAAATATAATGCTTTGGATTGAATGCTTCTTATTGAGATCCATACACCTGGAGTAAGTTCTCCGTGGCCCTTCTGGTGATCATATAGATACTCTTTTTTAACATATACTTCTACAGGTGGTAGGTTATGTACTAAGAAAGCCATATGGATCCTCTGTTAAATTTGTTACTGAGTATTTATATGAAAGTGTTAGAGTGGAAGGTAGTTTAGTGAACTACATCTTAACGCAGTTGTCCACAGTTTTACCACCTTTTTTCTTTGTACCCATTCGCTTGTAGCCTTTCCAGCATACCTTGCCGTCAACGCCTTTTTGCTTTTCTTCTGGGAGTGTAGTGTAACTTGGATTACCACATTCTGAACAGTTAGACTTTTCAGCAAGTTTGCTTTCAAGTACTTGTGCTAAAGATTCTTTGTAATCTTTTTTCTTTTCGTCTTTAGTATCTTTACCATTCTTCTTTGCTAATGCGTCAATAGCCGCTTGTGGCATTTTGCCTTCTTTAGCAACGTCTTCTTTTTTCTTTTTGCTACCACGATCGTGATTGTATTTTTCTGTAGTTTGTTTTGCTTCTTGAACTTCGTCAAACTTTTGCTCGTAGTCCATATGGTGATAAACTGAACCCATATAGTCTGCGGCTTTAGTAATTTTTGATTGCACCCAACCTTCAAGTCCTTCACGCTCTTCTACGCCTTTAAGCATCTCGTGCATCTTAATTGCATACTTGGCAATCTTGTATAGTTCTGCACGTGCCATTTGCACTTCGTGATCTGATTCAGCCTTGTAGGCTAAATCTGCTAAACCTTCTTTAAGTTGTTTTGCTTTCATAATAGTATTTACCTTCTAACTGTTGCTCCGCCCATCAAATTATCTTTGATATCAAGAGCGTTTTCTGCTGTACCGTCTGCCTTTTTCTTCTGTGGTGCTTTAGGTAATCCTTTTGAGTCTTTAGGTCTTTGACCTTTTGCTTGAGCAGGGTTGGCTACTGATGCAATATTACCAGCGGAAGTTGCTCCTGCTGTTGCAAATTCGTTAATACCTGCAAGTTTTTTTAATTCTTCTGAGTATGCTGTTTGTGGAGTACTTGCTTTAGAAACTATACCTGCAAGTTGCTTAATAGCATCTACTTCAGCATCTTCTTTGTATCCTTTATCTTTTCCTTCTTTGTCTAACTCGTACTTCTTTTTCATTAACTCTTTTTTAAGTTCATCGTCTTTGTGCGTGTTAGGATCCATTTGGATATCTTGTAGTGCTTTTTTCTTTGCTTGGTAATCATCTTTGTTTTTAGCCATGTCTTCTTGTGCAACATCTTCTGCCGGAGCCGCACCTTTTTCTGCTTGTTTAACAAGCATCATAAATTTTTGTCTTAGTTGTTGATTACCTAAAATAGTAGTTAACTGTTTTGCAAATGGAGCAATCTGTTTAGAAAGTGCACCTGTCATTGCGCCACCTGATGCAAGTTTATCTAAACCCTTTGCCATCATTGCGCCTGATCCGCCTTTTGCTCCCATAGCGTTTGCCGCCATCTTAGAACCTTGAGCAGTCTTTGCCGCCGCCTGTTTATCACCGCCGGAAGCCATACCAGCAACTTTACCTGCAACGCCACCTTGTTGTTGTGCCGCCGCTTTAACATCACCTTTAGATGCTCCTGTAGCGCCTGCTACTGCACCTACGGCCATATCAGCACCTTTTTGTGCTACTTTGCCAGCCGCCGACTTAACTGCACCTGCCGCCTTCTGAGCACCTGTTTTCACAGCGGTTAACGGATTTTCAGTTACTACTGTTGATTCTGTAATTTCTCTCAGTTTCATACTACTATTTACCTTTTTTCTTTCGTCCGCCCTTCATGTTGGCGCACCAATGATACATCTTAGCCTTCTCTCCAGATGCGTTTTTAGCCTTCTTACGCAATGATGTTACGCTACCATTACAACTTGCACCCGATTTTTTGACTCTTCCGGGCCTACTTTTGCCCTTCTTTTTGCCATCAGCAAAGTTTTCAACTATTTCTAATACTCTCATCTTTTAATTAAACTTTTATCTTTTTTCTTTAAGAATTTTTTATCTGTAGTGTTCTTTTTAATAAAGTCATTTGCTTGTACTTCAACACCAGCAAGTCTGGCATTTAGTGCATCAATTTTTGGTTCAAGTTCTTTAAACTTTTTTAGTACTGTTTTAAGTTTATCGTTTTGTTCATCATCTACTTTATCGTTATCTTGATCAGTATCAACAACTGATTTAAGTAATGCATCTAAAGGATCACTTGCATGTGGATACTTTGCTCTAAGATCTGCTAACGCCTGCATTGTTTCAGGATCAAAACCCTTAATTACTTCACCTTCGTCATCTTTACCCTTGCTTAATCTTTTTTCATGTAAGTTTTGTACATAGTCGTCAAGCATAACAACACGAGCCATTTCTTTACCTTGTGTAGCAAGAGCATCATATCTATGATGTCCATTTACTATTCTGCCTCTACGATCTACTACGATTGGTTCGTATGTATCTTCACGTACTTTTTTGTATTGTTTTGTAAGTTTAATGAAATCTCTTTCCTTTTGTACAGGCTTCATGTTTGATAACTTCATCATACCTTTTTTACCATCTACATCTTTGCCTTTGATTTGTGGTGGTGCTTGTCCGTCTGTAGGCTCTGGGTCAAAGTTATGATCTTGATATCCACTTACGTCACCTACCTTGTATCCTAAACGTTTTAAGTTACTGATCATATGTTTTGCTTCATCTGCTCCACCAAAGAAGTTTAACATAATATCTTGATCGCCCATATTGGCATCATCTGGATTTGTAGTTTTTATGTTAGCCATGTTACGACCTAACTTCATAAAGTCATAGTCTGTTGCATCACTATCTACTGATACACTGTTCTTTGGTAACGGAATAAGATCACCTTCGTTTGTATCTTTGTCTAAATTCTTTTTTAATTTGTCTATTGGACTTTGTGGTATGTCAGCATCTGGATTGTTAGGCAAAGTAATGTCAACTTGTATACCTAAGTTGTTAAACAATCCTTTTGCATTGTTAACACTTGTTAATGCTTTTTGCATAAGTTCTTGTTCATCTTTAGCACGTTTTTCATAGAAGTCAATAAACTTACGTGCCTGCTTTGGTGTAAGACTAACTGTTCCGCCTGTACTTGCACCGCCAGTATCTTTGTAACTTAATGGAAAAGGTTTTCCATCTTTACGATCAGCAATGTTATAGATTACATCAAGTTTTGGTCTTTGTTGTTGTACAACCAACTCTGAAACTTGTTCTTCATCTACAGGCTTATTCATGTGTGCTTTTAATTCTTTAGCAGTTCTTTCAAACTTATGATCTTTGTGTTTAAATCCAACACCACCTGCCGCTTCCCATTTAGCAACGTTTTGTCCAAAGTCATCAATTAGTATGTTAGGTGTACCACCTGTTGAAGTAGCATACTTGGCTTTGTCTGTTGTAATAATAACCTTCTTAGGAGGAAACGCAGTTAAGTTCTTTTCAATCCATTCACGCTTGTGTGGTTCTGCTCTTGGATCATCTGCAAGAGGAGCACTTAAAATATTGTACTCGCCTCTAATTTCTTTTACTAATCCTAACAGTTTATCTGCGTTAGGTGTAGGCTTTAGTTTAAGCCAAAAATCTTCTGTATCTCTAATGTCTTGTAATGCTTTGCCAACGTTTTTAATTTGTTTCCAATCTTTAACGCCTTGCATTTTAGTCCACTCGCCAAAGAAGTCAACAAGCACACCGTCCATGTCAATGTATATTTCACTTGCTTCTGATAATTCATCTGCTTGTAGTTCGTGTACTTGACCTTCCTTTGCCATCTTAGTTGCTGTTGCATACATAACTGCTTCAGCATCTTTGCCGTAACGGTCTTTAAAGTCGCCTTTAGACTTCTTCATACCTTTTACATACTTTTCTTTTTTCTTTTCTTCGCCTTTAGATAATGAACGTTCTTCAACACTTTCAGCCATTCCTAAATTAAACAGTACGTTTGTTTTAGAACCTTTTACTTTTTTAGATAGTGTAGGTGGACGACCGTCTTTGTCTACTTTGTTTCCAAACTTGGCCGCTTGTTTCTTAATAGCATCAACGCCAACATCGGGTGTAGTGTTAACACCTTTTACAACACGACCGCCGTTTTCTTTTATATCAACGAATCTCATTTTTTACGTCCTCTAAACGTTGGTGTGCCAGTCATGAAAGGTTGACTAAACCAAAGTTTAAACCATTCAGCATCGCCAGGCTTTAATCCTAATTTCTTTTCTTTTGCTTTTAATGCCGTAGCAGTAACACTTGGGTTCTCATCAAGTTTGTATGGCGAATAACCATTCCACTCGTTTACACCTGCAAGTTTTTTAAGTTCGTCTATGCTATCGTACATTATGCCTTCGCCTTAAGTTGTTCCATACCTTCAAGTTCTGCCATTAAATCGTTAAACAATTTTTTGTCAAAATTATGATTTTCAATAACTTCTTTTGCTTCTTCTTCTGACTTTGTATTCTTAAGTTTATCATAAAGTACATCTCCACCAGCAAATACTAAACTAATAAGTGGTGCATATTTTTTGTAACTCCATGCTAATCCAAGAATTGCTAATACTCCAAGAATTAGATGTTTATATGGTTCAATCATTTTAATTAACTCGTTTATGCCGATACCAACGCCACCTACAGCAAATAATTGCATAAGCCATTTTTTATTCTTCCATGCCCATAAAAGAAATCTTCCAAGACCTATTATAACAAGTGGTGCCGCTTCGTTAATATTTTCTTCTTGTTTACTGCCTAAGATGCCTTGTAATTTTTCAAACATCTTTTTAGCATATGGTTTAGCCGCATCTGAAACATTATCTTCAAAAGTTTCAAAGTCGCCGTCCATTGCCGCTTGTCTTAATTTTGTTGCACTTGCACCACTGGCATCATCTGCATCAGCATCACGTGAAAGTTTCTTTTGATTAATGCTTTGAAATTCAAAGAAACCATGTGCGGCTTCTGTGCCGTTATACTTTTGTAACAATGGGCGTAGTTTGTCTTCGCCTTCAAATATTGTTATGTCAGTGTAACCTCTATTGTGTAAATCTACAGCAACAGGAAAAATATTTTTTGCAAGTGCTATAGTAATATCTGGAAAACTTTTTTGTGCCCAATCTAATTTTTCTTGTGGACTTAAAGGGTCTGTAGGAACTTTTGCGGCTCTATCTGTTAAAAATAAAAATGCATCACCAGGACCTTGTTTGATAGCCTCTACAAGAAGACCATGTCCTCTGTGTGCGGGATTCATTCTGCCTAATGCAAAACTTGCTTCTTTCCCCGGGCCTTCAAAAAGTTCCCTTAAAAACATTAGTACTCGCCTTCTTTGAAATGATTTACTTCTTCCTCGTAAATTCTTTGTGCGATTTCTTTTCTCTCGTCCATTGGTACAAGATCATTTTCTTCATATGGTAAGTCGTATTTTTTAGTATAACCGCTAACAGCCTTGTCAATCATAGGCATTAATAATTTCATGCTCTTATCTTTGTCGCCGTTGTTGTAACAGTTTTGACAACCACACATTGTTGGATAGTATTCTTTTCTATAAAACATTGGGTCATCTCTCATGAATACAATTAAATCTGTAGGCACATCATAAGATGGCTTGTCGTATTTGTTTGCACCAATTGATAAATCGTCTAAGTTCATATTACCACTTCCTGCATGACCAGTAACGTGCTTTTGTTCTTGGTCCTGGATTATCACAATTATGTCTTGCTCTAAAACTCTTTCTTGCGCCTGGATTGTTTTTTCTAATACGCATTGATTTACCTTTTACACTGCTACCGCCGTGTCCAAAGTTAACCTTTTTAACATTTCCTGTTTTAGGATCTTTGACATATACTTTAAATTTCTTAACATCACCTGCCATAGGTTTGCCAAGTTTAACTTTACGTCCTTGATATTCTGCTTCGTCTATTGGATCGTCATCTTCGTTCCACCACATCTCACCGTATGCTTCGTAGAAGTCATCATCGTCATCATATGTTTCGTCAAGACTTGTATCAGTAGATGCACCAGAAAGTTGTTTTATTCTATTAAGTTCTACACTATCAGTCATAGAGTTCTTTTTCATTAAGTGTTCAGCAAACTCGTCCATCCATGCTTTGTCATCAATAGCATTTGTAAGCGTTTCAATTTTTTCATCAGCACTATTTCCAGGTACATCTTTTGCTGTTACTACCTCTGAGTCGTTAAACTCTGATTTACTTACGAAAGATTTAAGTTTTGGAAAATCATCTGACCATAAAGCATCATCATTAATTACTTCAATTAATTCTCTTAAAACAAATTCAGCATCATCTGAGCCAATACCTTTTATATATAATTCTCTAAATTTATCTAATGCACCTGTATCTTCTACTGTTGATTCATTTCCACCTTTTAAAACATTAATAGCATTTTGAAATGCCTTTGCTTGTTCTTCTGGTGAGTCTACAGGATCTAATTCTGCAAGTGCTTTTCCTTCTATAGAATCTTGCCAAGCCTCTTCACCCATGTCTTCAATACCTGCTCGGATATAATCACCTATTTCGTCTGCTATAAAGTCTGACATATCATTGCCTGCTTTTGCATTTTCTAAACCACTTTCAAGATCGCCAAGTAACTCGTTGTTAGTATCTTCATTGGTAGATTCAAAATCACCGTGTTTGACAGCATCTCTATAAGCGTCTGCTTTGTCGGCCATTCTGTCATTGTAATCATCAGAGACCCAATCAACTATTTCAGGAAGTTCCTGTAACTCGTCCATATCTCCATCTTCTACTTCTGTACCATCTGTGTACTTAACGCCAATATCTATAACAAAGATCATATCACTATAATCTTGCATATCGTACTCGATAGTATCTGTATCTATTTCTTTACCCTTGAAGATAATTGCGTCACTACCTTCACGGAAACCCGCTTCTTTTAAATATTCTTGAAATGTTTTCATAATGATAATAACCTTTATACTGCTAATATAAAGTATTTATCACAGATTGTCTACTAAAAGTTTATACAGAGATTTCAATATCGAACTTGGAGAAGCCCATATCGAATAGTTTATTGGCTATATTTTCAGCGATTTCGTTGCTTTGTGCTTCGTTTAGTTTGTTATGCGTGTCAATAGTAAGCACTGTTTCGCCTTTATCGGTCTCTATAACCTCATAATGCGTTTCTGATTCATTAAGTGCTTCGCCTGTACAGTTTAGCACTTGCTCGGCAACAATAGCATCAACATCTTCTTCTTTGTTAGGCCATATAATACTAATACTTTCCATAATAACTCCTAATGATTCAACATGATACTATTTACTGTACCATCTGTGTACACAAGTTTTGCTCTAACCCAAACATAATTACCTGTAAAGTTAGCAAATTTATTAGCAGTCTCTTCCGCGGCTGTGTATGAGTGTACTTCAAACCAATCGCTTTCTGTAGGTGTAGTTGCAAGTGAGGCTTGGATAGTAATTGTACCTGTAAGACCTGCAAAGTTGTATTGTACAGTGTGCAAACCATCTGCACGACCGTAATATCCATCACCTTTGTGGTCAGTACCTGTAACGGTCACAACAGTACTATCTCCTGGATGGGTATTTGCTGATAAAATTGTTTCGCTATTGCTTGGCATACATGTATTTATCTAAAGGCTTATGCATCAACAGTTACGGGTTTAGTTGCTTTATCCGTAACAAGTACTATAGCATTATCTTTGATATCGATAACAACATGTCCGCCTGTTTTTAAGGCACCAAACAGTAATAGTTTACTTAGATCCTTCTTGATTTCTTTATCAATAGTTCTTTGTAATGGTCTTGCACCCATTTTGCTATCAAATCCTACATCAACAAGGTAGTCAATAGCATCATTTGTAATCTCAACAGTAACGTTTTTATCTGTTAGCATTGCTTTAAGTTCTACAAGGAACTTACCAACAATTTTAATCATCACGTTCTTCTCAAGTTTGCCAAATGCTACAACGCCATCAAGTCTATTACGGAACTCTGGAGCAAAGAACTTCTTAAGTTCAGTATCTTCGTAATCCATTTCCATATCTTCATTGAAGCCGATCGCATTTTTCTCTGCCTGTTCTGCACCAAGATTGGTTGTTAGAATGAGAATGGCATTTTTTGCGTCGGCTTCCTTACCGTTGCTACCTGTAACTTTTCCGTTGTCCATTAACTGTAATAAAATCTGTGAAACATCTGGGTGTGCTTTCTCAATTTCATCTAACAGTAATACACAATTAGGGTGTTCTTGTAATTTAGTAATCAATAGTCCTGCACTATCTTCATAACCTACATATCCTGGAGGCGATCCAATTAGTTTTGCAACACTATGCTTCTCTTGATACTCTGACATATCAAATCTTACAAGTTCAACACTTAATTCATTTGCAAGTTGTTTTGCTGTTTCTGTTTTACCTACACCAGTTGGACCCATAAACACAAACGAACCAATTGGTTTATTCTCTTGTTTAAGTCCTGCCTGTGCAACAAGAATCTTATCTACAATTTCTTCTATTGCAGAGTCTTGTCCGTACACTTGCTTTTTAAGATTGCTATCTAAGTTAGCAAGATTGCTTGTTTCTTTCTGTTGTACTTGTTCTGGAGGTAGTTTAACTGCTTTAGCAAGTTCAAACTGTACTTCTTCTTTACCTACAACACGTTCAGTAACTTCTTTTAAGTTAAAACGTGAACAAGCCAAGTCTAATAAGTCAATTGCTTTGTCTGGTAGTTTTCTATCAGCCATATATTTTACACTTAACTTAATTGATTCGTCAATTGCTTCATCAGTAATATTAACTTTATGAAACTCTTCGTAATACTTTTTAATACCTTGTAAAATTTCTGTAGTTACACCTTTATCAGGTTCTGAAACACTTATTCTTTGGAACCTACGCATTAATGCACGATCCTTTTCAAAGTATTTTCTATATTCTTCCCATGTAGTACTTGCTACAACTTTAATATCGCCTTTACCTAATGCAGGCTTTAACATATTAGCCAAGTCGTTTGAACCACCTGACCCTGCATTACCGGCACCATTCATCATGTGTGCTTCATCGATAAACACAATAGTTTTACCTTGCTTTTTAATTGCACTCATTACAAGTTTAAAACGTTCTTCAAAGTCACCTCTGTATTTAGAACCTGCCAACATAGCACTAATGTCTAAGTTGTAAACTGAATACTCTTGTAAAAACTCTGGCACTGCTTTATTAACAATATTAAATGCAAGTCCTTCAGCAATAGCAGTTTTACCTACACCAGGATCACCAACAAGTAGTACATTATTCTTACTACGTCTACCTAATGCAAGTGCAATGCCTTCAAGTTCTTCTGCACGACCAATTACAGGATCAATCTTTTGATCGCCTGCTTGTTTATTAAGGTTAGTTGTAAAGTCACGTAAAGCCTTTTCAGCGACTTGACGCATTTCTTCATCTTCATAAATTGTATCTAATTCGTTGTTCAAATATTCTGCAAAGCCTTCTTTTGTAAGACCTGACTTTTGAATATGATAATATGACCAACTTTTCTTTTCGCCCATAATACTTAGGAACACATCAGTTGTTTCTATGTGTTGACGACCGCTGAACAATACTTGTGTGAATGCTCTATTTAAAACCCTTTCAACTGTTGCAGTTTTCTTTGGTTTAAACTTTTTAACATCGTCAGCAACTTTAATTTCGTTAAGTTCTGTTTTTAAGTAATGCTCAATATTCTTTTTAATGAACTCAGGATCAGCACCAGCACCTTCTACTACCTTTACAAAGTTATCTACGCATAGCATAGCAAACAATAAGTGCTCAAGTGTTACGTACTCGTGCCTTAACTTCTTTGCATCATTAATAGACTTGTCAAATACTGCTTGTAATTCATCACTTGGTTCTACCATTTAATGTCCACCTTATATTTTTTAAATAATTTCTTTTGTTTCTTCTTTGCCATATCCAACCTAAGTTTACTTACTCTATCTGTAAAGTTAATACCCTGTAAGTGATCATATTCATGTTGGAATATTCTTGCATTATAACCTACAAACTCTATTGTACACTCTTTGCCTGCAGAGTCAAGACACTTGGCAACCAAAGCAGTTGCACGTTTAACCTTAAAGTATAAACCAGGATAACTTAAACAACCTTCTTCACCTTCTATAACTCTATCGTCAATCTTAATAATCTCTGGATTGATGATAGCAAACGATTTATCATAGCCTTCCATTTCATGTGGCTTCAAAATAAATATTTGTCCGTCAAGTCCTACTTGATTTGCACTAAGACCTACACCTGCATTCTTTTCCATAATATCAATCATTTGCTTTTCGATATCTTTTGCGTCAAGTGTATTGAAATCAAAAGGTTTGACTTTCTTCTCTAACCATTCGTTCGGGTGTAGTACTAATTTTAGTTTCATAACTTCCTTAATATTTCTTTTTGTTCATCCGTTAAGTTTGTAGGAACTGTACCTTTTATATTTAGATATACGTTTCCTGATTGACCTGTGTTATAGTTGGGAAGACCTTGTCCGTGTATGCTTAATGTTGTGCCTGGTTGTGTGCCTGCTGGTACATTAATACTTATAGTTCGCCCGTTGGGTAAACTTAGATTTGTGGCAGTACCTAATATTAAATCGAACACATTAATTTCTGTTTGTGTATGCAAGTCAAATCCATTTATTTCAAACTTTGGATCACGCATTATACGAACTTTTACAAGCAGATCTCCCTTAGGTAATTGTGCTATACTATCATCACCTAAACCATTATATTGGATTGTATCTCCGTGTCTTGAACCTTTTGGAATATCAATATTAACTGTTTGTTCTCTACCTGTGCGTGTTCTAAATGTAGCAAGTACACCTTTACCTGTGTACACTTCTGCCAGTGTAATATCACATGCAATAGTTATATTTGAATTACGTTGTGGTCTACGTTGTTGTTGTTGAAAGCCTCTACCAAAAACTGCGCCAAACAAGTCTTCCATGTTATTCCCATCAAAGGTAAAACCGCCTTGTTGAAATGGATTTTGTTGTTGTGGATCAATAGTTCCGTATTGATCGTACATTGCTTTCTTTTGTGGATCACTTAATGCTTGGTAGGCTTCATTTAATTCGGTGAAGTACTTATGATCACCACCCTTGTCAGGATGATGTTTAGCCGCCAATCTGCGAAATGCAGTTTTGATTTCTCTGTCTGAGGCATCTCGACTTACGCCTAATTTGTCATAATAATCCATAGTAGTATTATATACTTATTTTAGACGTTTGTCAAGAAGTATCTGATCTATTTGTCTGACTTTTTAGATGTACCTGTATAAAGACCAAACCATGCCGCACCAGCACCAACTACAATACTAATCAAACCTGATTGTTCCATTGTAGGTGCAGGTAAGTTCATGTACCAAATAACACATTTGTATAACAATACAATATAAACAGTTAAGAATAATCTTGGAAAAATTCTCCAAGCATCAACTGCCTTTGCTAAATGGATAAGTCCTTGGTAAGGATTTGAAGAACTATCAGTTGTTGAAGTGTCTACTTCTAAATCAATCTGTACGCTCTTTTTAATTGGATCACTCATTATTTTTTACCCTCTAATTTCTTAAGACGTTTTTCAAGTTCGTCTATTTTCTTTGTAACGTATGGATACTTTTGTCTCCAAGCATCATCTGGTTGTTGTAACCAAGTCCAGCCCCAACGTTCAACAAGATAATCTGCTATTCTGTCGAACCAACTATATAACCATAGTCCTATTCTTGTACTCTTAAAATATGTTGAAAACGCTAAACCAAATAGCGAACCAACTAATGCTGTGTATATCCACAAGCGATCGCTCGCCATTCTTTCAATCATTTCCCACATAAGTTTCCCTCTTTATTATATTAGTATTTATCGACATTTCGCCAAAATAAGTTGACATACTATATAAATAGTTGTATAGTACACTATAAATTTTCATTACATTATGGCATATTCAAAAGAAGTAGTAGACAGATTCAATTCTGTTCTTGCTCACCCAGAAGCACACGGTGTGGGTCGCTTTGATCCTAATGATCCAATGGTTGCAACAGGCATGGTCGGAGCACCTGCTTGTGGTGACGTTATGAAGTTGGATCTAAAATTAGATGATAACGATCGCATTGTTGATGTAAAATTCAAAACATATGGTTGCGGTAGTGCTATTGCAAGTTCAACAACTTTTGTAGAGTTCTTGAAAGGTAAGACACTTGACGAAGCAGTAAAAATAAGCAATAAAGAAATCGCTGATTTCTTAGACTTACCGCCTATAAAGATACACTGTTCTGTATTGGCTGAAGAAGCCATACAACGTGCTATCCAGGATTGGGCAGACAAGACAAAACATCGTAAACACAACAGTATTTAGAAAGTACAGGCGACTTCGCCCTTAGGTGTTATATTAGGATCTCTTAGATCCTCTATCTTCTCTATGCTTTCAGTATCTATTTCAATACCAGGTTTTAAATTACAGGTTGTTTTCGTGCAGGAAGCCAATACGAACAGCACCAACAGGATCAATATATGTCTCACTGTTTTTACTTTTCAGTCTTTTCGTCTTCGGATTCGTAATATTCTTTGTATTGATCAATTATTTGACGTTGCTTGATCATGTATGCACGGATCTGTGCAAAGTTTTTAGAAAGGAATTCGTAGTCTTTATCGCTTAAACCAAACAGTACAGGATCTTTACCTTGTTCTTTTAGTTTAGCAAATACTTCTTCTGCGTTTTCGCTTGTGATGATTACCCATTGTAAAGGCTCCATCTTAACTGCTTCAGGATGTGATAAGTTTAACTTCTCTCTTGGAACTTCTTGTTCAAAGATTTGTAGTTCTCTCACAGTTGAACACCCACTCACTGCAACAGCAAGTAAGGCAATAATTAATATGTTACTTATACGGTACATAATTTGGATTTGCTATACTCGGACATTCAGAATTGATTTCTGATTTCAGTGTAGCATTAATTTCCTTCTCTGTTAGTTCTGCTCCCATAGCAATTTCTACACATCTCATTGCTTTCTTGGTAGCATTGTTTACAACACGTTCTACTGACTCTGATCTTTTTACAGCAAGATCACCTAAGTCTCTTACTTCACCACGACCATTAATTTTATTAAAACGTTTGTCCAAAGCGGCAAACTCTGCGGCAAGCGTTTTATTTGTTTTTTCAAGATCTTTGTTTATTTCGAGGATTTTTTTAAAGTCATTAGCCTGTTGTTCTATCACAGCCTTTTGACTTGCAACACTTTGTTCTAACTTTAGATTGTTTGCTTCTGATGTAGCCAAGTCTGCTTTTATATTCTTAACATATACAAAGCCTCCGCCAGCACCTGCCAACATAATTAAAACCATTGCTATTTTAATTGATCCAAACATTATGCTTCTACCAGTTTAATAAAGTCGCCAACTGTTTTTACGTTTGCTTCATCTTCACTTGAAATAGTTTTGCCTGTTGCTTCTTGTATTGCAACTGCTAACTCAATGATATCAAATTCGTCAGCACCTAAGTCATCTATCAAAGATGCACTTGGTACTACCTTAGATGCGTCAACGTCTAAATGTTCTGCTATGGCTTTAACTACTTTTTCCATCATCTTCCTTGTTTGCAAACTTCAATCGTAATCATCTTACCGTCGCCGTCTGCAAATTCTTTGTATAGTGAACCTTCGTGATATTCGTGGCCGCAGTTTTTACAACTTACTTGGCTATTGATATCGCTGTCTCTTTGGTCTCGTTTACTCTGCGTGTCCATCCTCTACCAAATGTTTCAAAAGTTTTTAATGACTCGTAAAAGTCTTGTCTAATTTGTTGGTATCCTTCAATAGCGGCAGTAACGCCTTTTGCTTCACAGAATGCTTGAGTCTTAGCAATAGTGTTTGGACCAATCCAACCGTCAACTGTTGCTCCAACTAATTGTTGTAACATTTTTGTTGCTCTGTGACGTCCACCGTTTACACACATGTCGAATACACATAAGTCTAAACCTGCTGGAATATCTTCTGCCATAATTGCAGTCCAGTAATTCTTTTTATAGATAGGTGTTACATCGTCGATAGTTAGTTCTTTGATTCTATCTTTAGTAACTACTTTGCCCATCCAGTCTTCGTAAGTTTGTTTGGTAACGCCTAAGTTCGTTGCGCCACCTGGATCTTTAGGGTGATCTACGTACCCGCCTTCGTGATGTAGAATAACTTCTAAACACTTTCTAAAATTATCTTTTGCCATTTGGTTCTATCCTCGTTTACAAATTAGTGAGTACCCATTGTGTTCAAGTACCAGTTTTTTACCGTACTTGGTAATGTCATAATCACCTAAGTACTTTGTTAAGTAGATGACTTCAGCAAAGCCGTTGACATCTAATGACTCATTGATATTTACCTTCTCAGTGGGTGCGAAATCGACTATATTGAGATAAATCGGATCCATATATGTATTCTTAATACGTAATTGGTTCTCGTTTATAATATCAATTTCTTCAGCATAACTCTTGCTAAAGAAGTTTTTATAATTATCCATATTACTTTCATTAACTTTGATTTCATATGCGTCATGGTCTGTCGGGACCTTCTCGGCTAAATTAGCCTCATTACAATCGTGGCTCTTAAAGCCTTTGTAATATCTAAATTTCATGCCTTCTAAACTGGCAATCTTTGCTACTCCGTCTATAACTTCATGTATCTGTGTTGGAGCATCTTTGCTTCTTTCAATTTCAACAAACACTTTATACATACCATCACGTTGTTCACCGTTGGTTGCATCAGCGTCAAGTACAAAAGGGTAACCTTTTTCAATAAAGTTTTCTAAGTCCTTTGCACTACCTTCATTCTTAGTTGAAAAACTTAAAGTAACAATGTCTTTGTCATCACCCATTTTACTTTTGAAAGCATCTATTTCAAAAATACGGTCAACAAGACTAACTAAATCGCCTTTTCTTAATCCCATTATACTGCTCCTTCTGGCGGAGTCTCTGCGCCTGCACCTGTACCTGCTTCAACGCCTGCTTCTGCTGGCTCTGCCTCTGGTGCGGCTCCTGGTGCTTGTCCAGGCTCAGTGTTAATATCAACCATTTCATTGTATCCACTGTAAATGTCTACAATAAGTTTCTTAGGCATATTAATTTCTACGACCCAAATTTCTTCACGGTCAAGTTTGCCTTTTTTAGTGCCAGGTCTAATATCATCTGGCTTACGAATCTTTCTTGGTTTTAGTATATGATCTTTTTTATATGATACTTTACAGTCATAATCTAATAAACGTTTACCGCCCATAGGATCAGGCATTGCATCTCTTGGCCACATAAACGCACAAGTAACCCAATGTCTACCAATTTTAGGACCAGCAACTAATTCGCCATCTTCCCAGTTATCGTACACATATAAATCCAGTTCGTCAAGCACTCTTTCAAAGTCTTTTAGAACCGTAAATGCGGTATCGCTTTCGTAAATGCCCTGAATGTTTTGTATAACTTCTAATACGTCTTTCATATGCTATTTCCAATCTTATACACTTATTTATCCGGGTTAGGATTATAAGTATGTGGTTTTGTCACAGGATATCTCGCTAAATATTTTTGTAGGGAAGGTATCCTACAAAGTGTGTACTTTATCAAGGAGAACTTAATGGGTGCAAAAAGAAGTGCTCGGAAGAGCAAACAAGGCTACAATAACATTGTGGCAATTAACAACTTTCTTCCACAGAAGAAAAAAGAAGTCAAAATACTACCCCGAAACATTAACCAAGAAACATACGTACTGAAACTGTTAGACCCTAAGAAAGACATAGTCTTTGGCATAGGGCCGGCAGGAACAGGTAAAACTCTGTTGGCAGTACAAACCGCGGTTAAACAATTTAAAGAGGGCGTGGTAGATAAAATAGTCGTAACAAGACCTGCTGTAAGTGCAGACGAAGATCTTGGGTTTTTACCTGGTACTATGGAGCAAAAAATGGCGCCATGGACAAGGCCAATATTCGATGTACTTAAAGATTATTTTACAGCACATGAACTTGAAGGTATGACACAAGAAGGTGTACTTGAAATTGCACCTTTGGCATATATGCGTGGTCGTACATTTAAGAAAGCATTTATAGTTGCTGATGAAATGCAGAATGCTACGCAAAATCAAATGAAAATGTTATTAACAAGATTAGGTACTGGAAGTAAAATGGCAGTTACTGGTGATCTTGCTCAAGCAGATAGGCTTAGAGATAACGGACTCATAGATTTTTGTAGGCATTTAGAAAACAAAGGTACTACGGAACGGCTAACAGTAATCGAATTCCAGAGAGGGGATATTGAAAGACACGAGGCAGTTAAAGAAGTATTAGAAATATATGGAGATGTTTATTGATCGCCGGGTAAGTCGGTATCGTGAGCGTCAACAGTATAATATTTCTTTTGTTTAACCCACTTGATCCAGCCTGCGTATGTAATATTATGTAGGCTGGACACTGCTTGATGTCGTTTGATAGCAGTTTCGTTTAGTTCAAATGTCTTTGCAACTTGCGATTCTCTCTTAAACGGAATAACTTGAACTAATGGTTCACCCATCTTAATCATAGTGGGTTTAATTTCTTTTAACATAATATTAATAGGACTCTGTGGAGCACCTGTATCGTGATCCATTACACCTGGAACTGCTTCCCAGTTCTTACCTTCGTGATAATACATAGGAAGATATAAAGTACTGTATCCAACCTTGTTCCAAGTAAACCAAGGATTGTCTAATTTAACTGCACCTCTAACAGGAAACTTTTCACTTAGAAAATTGCCTAATTGTTCTTCAGGATGAAAGGCATCATTGTAAGTAGGTTCACTGTAACGTGTTTCTACAAACTTTCCATCTGGTGTAGGTGTAATTTCTATATCACAAAATGCAGGAATAACAAATCCCATGCTCATGTAATCTGTAATACCTGGACATGCTCTAACAGTTTTATGATGATCTATATTATGCTTACCTTTTTCATAGTAAGGACTCATCTCTTTAAACTTTTCTGGAAAAAATTTACCTGCAGGTTGTATTGGTGCATACTTACGTACTCCCCAATTCGCACAAGCAAAATTAATCACAGGTGTGTCGTCTGAAAAAAGACTCTTAATATAGTTAAACATATAGTTACTTATTGGAGGTTTTCAGCAAGAGGGAATATTGTGGCTATTACTTTGGCACAAGCATGGGCAATTTCCATGTGTTCTTTTTGTGTACCATTAGCACCACGCAATTCAATATAATGAACCCAACTACGTAATGTACCATTCATATATAATGTTGTTTTAGTAATACCTTCTGGTAAAACCTTACGTGCTTGTTCTTTTGCAATGCCTTTTTTAATTGCCCAATCGTATTCTTTTTTGGCTAAATGTGCAATACGCATTTGTGCGTGTAACCAATCAAGTTGTAGTTTTTCATCATCAACTTCAATACTGTTTTGTCTATTCTTTTCGTCCTGAAGTCTTGCTTCACTGTATTCAAACATATCGCCCTGCTCATCTGGATTAGCATAACGTTGGCTAAACTCCTGAAAACTAAAACTTCTATGTCTTACAATCTGGTGTGCAATATCTCTTGTAGTTTGTATTTCTAAACAAGCACTAACCATCTCTAATGGTGACCAATGTTGATGTTTAATTAGATACTTGATAAGTCTTTCATTAGTTTCTTTATTCATTTGGTTACTTGGATTACTTACTCTGGCACAAAACGCAATAAGGTCTTGTACATTTTCTAAATTATCTTTATAATCTTCAGTAGGCTTTGAATAACTTACTAATTTAACTTGCATGTTCCTGTTCCTTCTTGTTTATAGTTGCACTGATGTTGCCTGATATTGCAACTCTATCATGACTGCAATCCTGATGTGGTACATTATGACTTGTGTTCCCCGGAAATATTACCATCAATCCAGTTCTTGGTTTGACCTTAAAGTTTGATCTTGTAAACTGTAACGGGGAGCAGTTCTCACATGCATTTACATAATATACAAAACTAAATGTAGCAGGCCAGTGAGCATGTTCAACTGTATGATGACCTACTCCTGTTCTATAAACCATTCCCCAACAGTCAATTATATCCCAACGCATCATTTGTGCGCCACGTTGACTTAATCCTTCTATGCTATTAATACATTGCATTATAGCAAAGTCGCATATCTTTTTAAAGTCAGGATCTTCGTATAGTCTAAAGTCAGTCATATCCGCTTTTACATTGCTTCTATGTTGTAACTCATCACCCATATCATATATCTTCTTTTCAAGTATAGGATTAAGTGTATCAGAATTGCCGTAACTGACTTGTATTACGTCGAATTCTTCTTGTGAAATTAATGGTGTTACTTGAAAAAAGTCTTCCAACTATCCCGTCCTTAGTAATATATGATAACCGTACTCAGTTTTAATTGGAAATGTAAGCATTTCGTCTTTGTTTATTCCACTTATAGGTTTAGCAATTTCGTATTCCATATCACCTGGATAGTGAAACCACCCTAAGTCGCCACCATTCTTTGCACTTTTTCTACAAGCACTATGTTCTTTTGCCGCTTGATCGAAAGTTAGTAAACCTTCTATAATATCTTGAATAATAAAACCGGCTTCTTGTTCTGCCGCTGGTGCAGGACGGTTACTTGTTTGTGCAGTAGCACCCAGGTGGCTAATTAAAATATGGCTTGCTCTTAACTTTTGTATTTTAAAATCAGTCACTTGCTCCTCCTGGCTTGGGCGAGAAATACTTGTTAAACTTATCAGGAACGTCTGCCCAGTCTTCTGCATCTTCCGGAACATCGCTAATATCTTTTACTGCAATGTTTGGCCATTTGTTTGCATATTCTGTGTTTATATCATACCAACGTTTGCCAGTATCTTGTGAATCAGGAATAATTGCATCTACAGGACATTCAGGTTCGCATACACCACAGTCAATACATTCATCTGGATTAATAACAAGCATGTTTTCACCTTCATAAAAACAATCTACAGGGCATACCTCGACACAGTCCATGTGTTTGCATTTAATACAATTCTCATTTACAAGGTATGTCATATTATTACTTATTAATATTAAAGACGTGCTAATCTAATCATGGTCGCCGCCAAGTTAATCTCAGGATCTGCAACAAGAGTATGATCTACCAAGCCTTGTTTAATTACAAGTATTGCACTTTCTTGTTTTTCTTCGTCACCGAACAATGCAATGTTATCATACATCCACTTGTAGATATCTTCTACTTCATCTGGGCGTACTTGACTACAAACAAGTTTTCTTGCTTGATTAATTTTTCCTGCTTTAAATAATTCAACCATCTCAAGTTTATAATCTGCTTCACCTGTATCACCTTCTTGTGGCTTTTGTAAAGCACCATCAACTGCATTCATTTGCACCATGTTAATACATTTACGTAAATCAGGATAAGTTGCTTTTACATAAGTGTCAAGTGTATCTAAGTCTGGAGTAACACCTTCGTCAATTAAAATTTGTGCCACACGAGCAGTAAATTCATTTTGATCAATACGTTCAATATGAAAGCCTTGACATCTACTGTGCAATGCAGGAATAATTCTGTTAGGATAATTACAAGTTAGGATAAATCTGCTTGTTGTGTGATATTCTTCCATCACACCACGCAACGCCGCTTGTGCGTTAGGCGACAAATAGTCTGCCTCATCAAGTAGTACAACCTTAAACTCACCAAATGGAATCATTTGTACAAAGTTTACAATCTTATCACGTACATCTTCTACAGAGTTTGTTCTACTTGCGTTAATTTCTAATATATCTAAATCATTAAGTTCAAGTTCATTAAACAATAGTTTTGCAAGTGTTGTCTTACCTATACCTGCGTTACCACTGAATAGCAAATGCGGAATCGTTCCTTCCTTGATCCATTGCTTTACTTGATTCTTTTGATGTTCATCTCTAAAAACATATCCTTCTACTGTCTTAGGACGATACTTTTCTACCCATAGTTCTTTCATGCCTGGTTTATCCTTTTTCTTAATTCACTTGTGCTAAATGAATGTTGCCTTTTATTATAGTATATTTCTATGCCTTTGTCAACACATAATTCTTTACCTGTATACTCTTTTGATCTATATTCTTCTCCAATAAAACGAGTATTAATTTGGTAAGTTAATAGAATATCAATTATATCTTGTTCAGTTGCATATGGAATAATTTGATCGATATACTTACAACCTTCAAGTTGTACATATCTTTCAAACACACTCTGTATTGGTTTGTTTTTTTCTGGTCTGTCTATTGTAGGATCTGTTTGTAATCCTACTATTAGGAAATCACAGTTTGCTTTTGCTTCTTTGAGCATAGCAACGTGTCCACTATGGAACAGATCAAACGATGAGAATGTTATTCCTGTATTCATAGTATTATTATACTTGCAAACGGGACGTTTGTCAAGTCTTTTTTAAAGATCGCCGTCTTTGCGATTCTCCGAAAAGTGTACATCAAATTCGCCACCCGGATATCTTGATTTCAATTTGTTTACGTTTTCTTCTAAGACGTCATTAGGGTCAAGGCCCAAAGCACGACAACTGTTAATCCAATACCAAGCGATGTCGCCAAGTTCTCGTTTAGCATGAAATACTGTGTCTGCATCCAATGGTTTACCTTGGAATATACATTTTTTAACAATTTCAGCAAATTCACCTCCTTCTGATGCGATGCCAATTGCACCAGTTAATAGTAGTGCCATATTAACACCACTATCTTTTTCTAATTTTTCTAACTGTGAAGTTAGTCCGCCTGTTTCATTACTTTGTAATGAGGTAACCTTTTCTACAAAATCTTTGTACTTGTTTAGATCTACGTTATTCAACTTTACTTCCACTTCTTAATTTGCGCCAAAGTCTTCTGGCCTATGTGCTTCGTTATCTCCAGCATCTGTATAACTTCCAAATGCAACGTCTTCAGGTGTTTCATCTGACCAAGCAAGAATTGATTCTGCTTCAACTGTACGCATGTCTACGTAATTACCATCGTCATTTACATCAACTTGGAATGTACGTGTCCAGCGACCATGTTCTACAAGAACCCAATCATCTACTTCATAAGGATCAGTATTTGTTTTACCTTTGGAAACAACTTGTCCCCAACGTGGCTTAATACCTCTATCTTTACCATCATCACTTGTAATAATAATTCCCCCTGCGGTCTTTTGTTCGCCGAAGTTCATGTTCTTTACAATAACACGATTATGGATAGGTCTGATACTACCTTTTACTTTAGTTGGAACAGCAGGCTTTCCAGCCGCCATTGCTTCGTAGTCTAAACTCATTAGTCACCTCTTTTTACAAAATTGCCATCGTCGTCTTCGACCCATTCGTCTTCAACAACAGTTTCCTTCTCAACTTTTTTAGTTGCCTTTTTAGCAACAGGTGTTTCATTAACAACTGCTTCTACAGGTTCAGCCTTTTTTGCTACAGGTTGTTCATCTGCAACAACATTAGGATTGTCTCTGTAATAGTCAGCCATAACGTCTTCACGTTTTCTAATGATCTTACCGCCCGGACCTAATTCAT